GGCAATGATACCCTCGGTTGTGCCTTTAGTCTCAAAAGTACCTTTTTATGACAACTGTATGACAAAATGATTAATTATGACGATGTATTTTGCAACCATTTACAACGGTAAAAAGTTATTTACATTGTAACACATTGTTTTTATTGACATTTAATTGATTATATTTTGCTATATAAGAACGTGCGAGCGTGTGGGTGGGTGTGTTCGTTATTGGGTGTATGTTGTATTATTATGTATGTTTTATGAAAAATAACTATTGACGAATTTAAATAATTGTCTTATACATAATTAACGCTTAATTAATAAATAGGTGTTAAAGTGAATAAATAGACGCAATCAAGCGGATAAGAAAAGGACAGAAAATGATTATTTTGAAAAATGCCTTGCGATGTGCAAAAAAACGGGGTGACACTGAAACGATTCGTAAACTAAACCTTTACAAAGAACTTTTAAAAGAATATCGAGTATTTAGACACGACGATTTTGGATTCTTCCCTATATATATAAGCATACCAATATGATTAATATAGCGTCAATTCTATGACATCATTATATATCCATATAATATATTTAAAGCTATTGTAACCTTGTATATTATTGAAATGCCATAACATACAAAAACACCTTACGCATAAACACTGAAAAATAGGATAAAACAGTTATTACATATAGGGTGCTTTGGTGTGAAAAAAATAAAAGATATACAGGGAAATGTATATGTATTTATAGGTTATGATAATTAGAACATGATGTCAAATAGTTTATAGTGCAAATCTGAAAAACATACCCCCTTTATTTTTCAAAACACCCCCCCCTTTTTATTTTTGCTTATAGCTAGATAGTTTCATTTTGCGTCTTGATATGGATTGTAAGAGTTTTTTTTCATACAGTATCGGTATCATCGGGGCGTATGTATTGATAATATCATCGGCGACTCTGTCTTTCATAAATTCACGGGCAGGATTGAACGCCCATACCGCTTTTAATTTATATTTTTTTAATTTCTTGCCACGCTTACCAACTTCGCCTGTTAATTGTGATGTGCGTAAAAATGCAAGTTTTTTTTGCGAGTTTTTGCCTTTTGCAAGAAAAGCGTGTTCAAAAGTGCGTCGTGCGTTGTAATACTTCGTGGACACCCCCGTTTTATTTTGCACTGGGTTAAAATATGATTCGGATATGTGAAGCCAACGGGAGCGGACTTTTACCTCAAATTTAGGAATACTGACAGACCCTGCCCGTTTTGTCATGATAGGCTTTGAACCCTCTTTTAATCCTGCCGAGCCATGCCTAAGGTTTTTCTGCGGTATCCCCGTCACTGCTGACATCTTGCGTACAGAAAATGTAAAAGCTTTATTGCCTACTTGATTAACGGCAAACGGCAACATTTTGTCTTTAATTTCATTTGATAAGCTAAAAAATATTGAACGCACCGAATCAACATCGCTTTTGACTGAAAATAATATTTGTGATTGTGACATATTACCCCCTTATGATTCGGCGAACGCCTACGATTGTTTTTTTTATAACCGTGGATAATTCGTCTGTGGTGGGCATTTTTAAATCACCATCATCATTTACCACGGCAGATTTTATAGACTTAACTATTGATTTTCTTGTGTTTGCACATGAATTGCAATTTGTCATTTTATGCACCATTAAAAATGTGATTATAACATAGAAAAACATATTGACAAAACAGTTAAAACAAGTTAATTATTGTTTATTGTTTTTAAATTAAAAGGAAATAAGAATGAACGAAAATGAAAAGGCAAAAATAAAACTAGAGCGGATAAAGTCCGCTGGATATAAGGCTGTGGGCTTCAATACCAACAATCTTTATTCGCAGGTTAAAGGCACTGTGCCATTGTTAAAGGCGACCATTAACCGCATAAATGATGCTTATGCCATTGCCTGCAAACTAGAGGTTGCACGGATTAATGCTATCGTTCAAATAGCGAATGATGATAGAATTGCTTTAGATAATGAAATGGCAATGGTTGGATTGTAAAAATAATTTTCTTTACAAGTCCATAAATTAATATATTATTAAAACATGGCTTGTAATGAAACTGAAACTGCCCCAGTTTTTGATTGCGTAAACCAATTAAAGTTATTGTTGGACGCTTATTCAAAGTTAAGTATGGGGTCAAAGCACGTCAAGGTGGAGCATTCTGACGGTGGACGGGTTGCGTCTATGGAGTTTTTTAAACCTGACTTGCCACGCATAGCATCAATGTATAATCAATTATACGCATCATGCGGTGCATCTTTGGGGGCAGGATACCCATCAAAATTAATAATCACACCTGAAACATATTCTGTTACTGCCCGTGGCAATCCGTCAAGAGCGAGATTCCGTTAATGGCAAAGCAAACTGGTAAAATATATAAAAAAGATGCAAACACGACTAAAGTTATTGAGCGTGACGCTAATTCTATTACAACATCAAATTATGCTAAGGCAAAAAAAGATTTAAAAACTCTTTATCCCAACTTAACAACATCATTACAAACCCCAAACTCAGACCAGCGTGACTATAAACAATACGTCATGGCGATTGCACGGGAGATGGCGACAAACAGTCCTGCTGTGGTTAATGCCCTGCGTTCAAATAAAAATGCCGTAGTCGGCGGTGGTTGGCGTTTATCGTTAAAGCCAAAATATAAAGTTCTTGGATTGACGTTTAAAGAAGCTATGGACTGGGCGAATCAAATAGAAGAATTATGGGACGTTATAGCAAACAGCCCCGATTGCCATTTTGATGCTTCAAGACAAATGACTTTCAATATGATGATTGGTGCGGTTTACGACAGCATGGTTGTGAGCGGTGATGCGTTTGGCGTTGTATGTTGGAAAAAGTCCACAAACGGGTTAAGTACTTGCGTTAATTTACTTGACCCTGCACGCATTGAAACCCCTGAGACAAGAAAAAGCGATGCGTCCATTAAAAACGGCGTTGAAATTGACGCTGACGGAATGCCAAAAAGATTTTATGCCCTTAACCCTGAATATAAAAAATCATTAATCAATGGTTATCTAGGTAATAAAATAAATGAATATGTGGCGATTGATTCACGCACAAGTTGGGGGCGTGCGTTAATGCTACACGTTTTTGACCCTAAGTTCCCCGAGCAAACCACAGGCACATCAGATTTACACAGTGCGATTGCGACATTAAAATTAAGTGCAACTTACATGACAAATGAAAATGTCCGTATGGCATTACAGGCAAGCATTGCTATGGTTGTTAAGTCTTCTGAGGATTATAAAACCATTATGGGTACTGTAATGGGGCGGAGCTTAGAAACAGACTCTGAGGCACTATTAGAAGAGTATCATAAAATGATTGAATACGGGAACAATCAAGGCATTGACCACATTCAAGAAGTGCTTAATGACCTTGGGGCAGATTTTGGTTCAAAAGCTGTGCATTTATTGCCAAACGAAAGCCTTGAGATGCTTACAAAGGGTGATAATATCAATAGTTTTGAGGCGTTTACCAAGGTTAATCATAAAATGATTGCTTCGGGCATTGGTGCTGATTATGCAACGACTTTTAGTGATTTTAGCGACACATCATACAGTGCTGCAAGATTTGCATTGGCACAGATACAGGCACATTTTGAAGCACAGAAAAGCCTTATTGAACGCAAATTTGCAATGCCATTGTTGTATTGCTTTGTGGAAGAGCTTCTTGACAAAGGGCTTGTTTCACTGCCAAGAGGAATCACTAATTTTAATTTTGCCAAGGATTTTTTATTGTTTGGTGGGTTTATATCATCAGGCAAGCCAACGATTGACCCGTTAAAAGAGGAAAAAGCAAACACCGAAGCCCTTAATAATGGCACAACGACACGAGAGGATATTTGTGCTAAAAAGGGTGAAAAGTATGACGATGTTTTACAACAACAAGCGATTGAAAAAGATAAAGAAAGAGAATTAGGCATAACACATAATTTAATAAATAATAATCAAAACGGAGTAGGCAATGGACTTGATAACCCTACACAATAATAAGCAGTTTTTAATCCATGAAAGCGCATTAAATGCTTTTGATGCTTATAAAAATATAGATATTAAGGCTTTATCAGATATTAACCAAACAAATATAACGCCAATATTATCTATATCTGAAAATGGTTTAGCAATTATTAAAATCACAGGCGCAATGCTTAAGGATTCGGATGTTTTTACTGAATATTTTGGCATACCAACTTATGACAGCATAAATAGAGCATTGACGGCTTTAGAGGGTGACACGAACATCAAGGCAATAATCCTAGAAATGAACACAGGCGGCGGTCTTGCAAGTGGATTAACTGAATTGTCCGAAACAATTAATACTATAAAAGAAAAAAAGCCTATTTATGCTTATGTTTCTGATGTTTGTTATAGTGCAGGCTATTTTCTTGCATCACAATGTACAAGCATATTTTGTGTGGAGGCAGGAGCAGTTGGTTCGATCGGTACTATAATCTCGTACAGCACCGAAAAAGATAGTAATATTAAAAAAATTACATCAAAAAATGCACCTAAAAAAGCCCTTGATATAGATAGTAAGGGTTTTAAAGACAGTATGCAGTCAAGGGTTGATGCGTGCGAAGCAGTTTTTTTGAAATACGTTGCAAGCGGACGTGATACAACAATAGAGAATGTGATTGAAAATTACGGTCAAGGCGATATTGTAATGGCAGAAAAAGCCCTTGAAATAGGTATGATTGACGGAATCACAACTTTAAAAAAAATATCATTGCAAATTTTGCAGGATAGTGTAAGTTTAACAAATATAAAAAACGAGGTAGTTATGTCTAAAACAGAAACAAAGCCTAGTGATGTGGTTGATGTTGATAAAATCAAAGCCGACAGTATCGCTGAGGGAGTGCAAGCCGAGCGGACACGCATTAACTGCATCCTTGCACTTGATAATGCAAAAGAAAATATGGCATTAACAAATACGTTAATTGCACAGGGTCTTGATGTTGATTCAGTTAAGGCTATTTTAGGTTCTATTCCAAAGACTTCGGCACAGGCACAAGCTCCAGTCGCTTTAGCACCTGCCACAGCAACAGAGCCGAATATGTCTGAAAAACTACAGGAATTACAAGCTAACCTTGACGCTTTAGCGTTAAACGCAGGTTCACCTGAAACACCAAAAGCACAAACATCAAATAAAAAATTTACGCCCGAGCTTGCTAAGGCGTTAAACCAACCTAAAACAGTAAGATTGGGAGCGTAATATGCCATATTCAGAAGTATCGTTAGCTTTAAAGCTAAATTTTGCATCAAGCACTGAAACCAATAAGGGTTTATTTCTTACTGGACAAGTTATCCAAGCTGGTGTTCCAGTCGGGCGGATTACAGCATCAGGCAAGCTAACCCCATCAATTTCAGACGCATCAGACGGTTCACAAGTTCCTATCGGTGTGACTGCATTTGCGATTGATACGTCTGCTACAGGAACAAATAGTGATTATGAATATAGCTATATTGTGCGTGCTGGTTTGTTGGACTTTTCTTTGTTACCTGCTATTGTAAGTGCGACGACTGGTACAGGAGCTCAAAAATGGACTTTAGCAACGTTGCGTACTGCATTTGAAACACGCAATATTAACGTTAAATCCACATTGAAAATTTAGGAGTTATAAATGGCTTTAGACGAAAATTCAAACTATGAATTAACCGCATTGATTGCGGAACTGCCACGTCCGCCTTTGGCTATGTGGAATACTTTTTTTAATACTGAAAAAGTGACTGACAAGGTGGAGGTTCTTATTGAAGAATTAGCACCAAATTCACGGCGTTTGGCACGGGCAGTAAAACCACAACTTACGCCAGTTCCACGCAAGCGTACAATCGGAAAAATGAGAAAGTATACTACTGGTTATTTTCAAGAGCGTACAATTATTACGCCACAAGAATTAAATGACAGACTTCAAGGTGAGGCTTTGGGTGGTGATTTAACCGCTGATTCACGTTTGGCAAGATTGCTTAATGAGCAAACAGCTAAATTGATGAGTATGTTTGATAACCGCATGGAGCAATTAGCTTGTTCAACGTTACTTAATGGCAGCTATAACCTTGTTTACGAGGATTGCCCATTAGAAACTATGAACTTTGGACGTAGCGGTGCATTAACTGTTTCTGCATTGACTGGTACCGACCGTTGGTGGGTAAATGGAACTAATCTTGTTGGTTCAACCGCTGACCCTGTAACAGTGATTGGGGCTGGCATTGATTTGCAATACAGTACAAGTTATGCTACGACTACAGATATTGTTTTGGGTGCAAACGCACGCAAAGGATTTTTGGCAAGTCCAAAAGTTAAGGAATTAATGGATAATAACTATCGCAATTCTAACGCATCATTTAATATTGAACCTAAGAATTACGCAGGATTGAAATTCTTGGGTTATTTTGCTGATGAAATCAAGGTTTGGTCTTATAAAAACACATACGAAGATGAAACTGACACTGTTCAGGATTTCTTTGACCCTAACAAGGTTGTGTTTATTGATGCTGGCACTCTTGGCGGTATGTCTGTTTATGGTTTAATTCAAAATATGGATTCATTGCAATCATTGCCTATTTTTGCAAACGCATATCCATTGGAGCGTGGCAAGGGGTTGGAGGTTATCCTTGAGTCTGCCCCATTGATTATTCCATCACGGATTAATTCAACATTAACAATGACGGTAGCATCATGACAGATATTGTATCTTACGACGCAAAAACAGAAGCAGATAAGTCCGCTTCTAAAAAAACAGAAAAATCAAACAATCAAGATATTGTTTATATTGCGATTGATGATTTTTCATTTTTTAAAAATAATGCCATCGTTGTTTTTAAGGCGGACGAAAAAATTAATGAAAAAGATTTACCAAAAGAAGTCTTTGATGATTTAATTGAACGTGAAATTATTAAGGGTTATTAAATGTCTTGGAATGATGCCGTAAAATTATTAAATGAATCGAATTTAAGCCATTTTGGTAGTTTTTGGCATCATTACCCAAAAACAGGCGGATTTAATTGTGTATCCAGTGATGATTTGTCAAGATTGGCAAGTGATTTTAAGGGTGTATTTTGGAGTCCGCCTGAAACAAATAATTTTAGTATGGTTGAATATACTTCAAATTGTGCTGCTTTAGAATTTCATTCTTGCGTCGATGTTCGTGTTAATGATGTGGTTAAAAGCTGTATAGATAATGCACTTTATACTGTGGCAAAAATCGTTCAAACGACAAGGCAAACTACAAAAGTAGAATTAAATTATATTGGAATTGAAACCCCATGATGTATGACTCTTTTTTGCGATTAATGGTTAAAGAGGCGTTACTTGTTAATGACGGCGTGAAGCATGCTACTTTAGCACAAGATAGGGTTTATGATTTTCTTGATGTTGTGATGTCCAATAATAAGCAATCAAAGTCTTATATTTTTATTGAAACACAAGATTTAATTATTGATACAAGGTCAAAGTCTTTTATTGATTTTACATCGAATTTTCGGTGTACATTGGTTGTATCTTTTGTTTGGGTCGGCAATAATAGCGGTATAAGTCAAAGCGTTGTAAATATTGGTAGCTTTATAGGTTTAATGTTGTCTATTTGTTCGCAACAAATTTTAGATGCTTTGATAAAAAGTAACAATGTTAAATCAAAAAGATTTTCTGATAATGTAAGTCTTTTAGGTGATATTACATACGACGACGGAGAATTAGACGGCGAAGTTATTACTTATGTTAGAAAAATAAAGATTCCATTAATGGTAGGAAAGATGTATAATTCAGAATTATACCCACAGGATAGATTGAATATTCTTGATAATTACCCTGAGTTTAAGAATTTAATATCATGCCCTGCCATTCTTGCACAGTTATCACAAATAGGCGTTATTAATGATGGTGTAATTCTTGATGTCATTAATGGGGATTTACAATATAATAATAACACAGAAATTAAAATCACAAGCGAGTTAGCATGATAAAATTAATCAAACCAAAAGACGGCATGATTATACCGATGCCTGAAATGAATTATACGCCATTGCCTATTGATGGTATGCAATTAATCCCGACAACATATTGGTTAGACCGTGAAAAAGAGGGCGGTGTTGTCATTTTAGATTGTGAAGTTATTGAGATTTCAGAAAAAGAACAAACAAAGAAAAAGGCGGCTTAAATGGCTACAGGTTCATTGGTTTCAAGTTCGTTTTTAGCACCATTTTTTAGTGTTGAATTTACATCAAGCGGTGGCAATAATCCTGCTCAGGGTAACGCCCTTTTAGTTGGGCAAAAACTATCAGCAGGCAGTGCTACAGCAGATACTATTGTTGTTGTTCCGTCAAATCAAGAAGACGCATTATTTGGGCGTGGTTCTATGCTTGCAGGAATGGTTAAGGCATTTAAGCGTAATAATCCACTTGCAACGCCGTATGTCCTTGTTTTGGCAGACCCTGCAGGTACAAAAGCAACTGGCACAATTTCAGTAACAACCGCAACTGCGACAGTTTCTGAAACATTGCAATTAAATGTTTGTGGTACAGTTGTTAATGTAACAGTTATTGCAGGACAAACAAATGCAGCGATTGCATCAAATATCGCTACAGCAATTAATGCAAGTTTAGATATACCCGTCACAGCTGTTTACGTTTCAGGAAGCACATTAGCGGTTACAGCACGTCACAACGGAACATTGTTTAATGGTTTGAGGGTTAAAAAGCTATCAGTTGATTCTTTGGTTTACACCGTTGCCAACCTATCAAGTGGAACTGGAACTATTGATTTGACTGGCAAAGAATCAGCATTTAATGCGTGGGAAAGCGCATATTTCAATTATATTGGTGTTCCATACATTGATACAACAAGTATCACATGGTGTAAAACATTAATGAATGAAACAACTGGTCGTTGGAGTGCATTAAAAGATGCTTACGGTCATATAATTTCTGCCTATCAAGACACACTATCAAACACAATCAGTAAAGCATTGCAAAATGATAAACACTTTACGCCATTGAGTCTTGCTTCGGCGAATAGTGCGATTAATCCTTTATACGAATTAATCGGTGGGGCAGTTGGACAGAGTCTTTTGCATTTATCTGTACCGCCTGAGTTGTCAAGACCATTAAATACACTTGTTATTGAGGGGTTTTATGCCGATGATGTTTCGCCGATTGACGATAGAAACGCATTATATGCTTACGGGTGGTCACCACTTAAGAAAAATTCAAGCGGACAGATTGTTTTTGACCGTGTTGTAACTTCTTATTTGACAAATGCACAGAGCGTGGCGGATTCTACGTTTCGTGATATTAATATTCTTGCACAATTAATGTTTGCGTCCCGTTATTATCGCAATCGCATGATTGCATCATTCCCACGGGGTTATATTAAGGCAAGCACGCTAGATGAAGTTGGTGCTGTTTTTGCAAGTATTATGCGTGAGTTAGAGGCTTTAGATGTCTTTAAAAATGTGGAATCAACGATTGAAAATGCAATTATTGAAATTAACGCATTAAATCCTAATCGCATTGATGTTCGTTTCGCACCATCGCATATTGCACCATGGTTGCAAACAAGCACTGTAATTGAATCAAGAATTTAAGGAGTATAAAAATGTCTAATGAAAATTTTGGTTCAGCACGAGTTATTATTGACGGTAAAGGCGTGCCAATTTATGGCGATGTTAAAGTGAAATTCGGTGATTACCTTGATGCAAACAATGGTCAATGGTATGTCACTGAGAAAAAACAATTAATTGATGGCGGAGGTAGTTCAAGTGCTGTTCCGCTTCGCAAGGCTTTTACGCCTGAAATAATGATACCACGCCAAGGTAAAGAAAGTGAAATTGCCAGCCTTAAATTGACAAGCGGAACAATTAACGCACAGGTTTCATTCGGTGGCGTGACTTATTCTGTTACTGGTGGATTTATTGCTACTGATGGATTAGAGATTAATTCAGGCAGTGGGGAGATTTCAGAATTTACCATTACTGGTGGCGTTTATAGAGAATTAAAAAAAGGATAAAATATGTCTGATTATGTTTCAGAAATTGAGGTAAAATTAAATCGCTCTTATGTATTTGATGATAGTGTTGGTAACTTTGACACTATTGTTTTATGCGAGCCATCGGGAAAGTTCTTTAAACAAGACTTATCCACAGACAAATTGCGTTATGATGCCATTATAAAAGCTGTACAACAAAATTCTTTTGTGCGGTTTGATGGTGTGTTAATTCCATTTAAGCAACACCCATTTGATATTATCGGCGTTGGCGATGTTGTTAAGTTACAGCAATCATTTGATTTATTTTTTCCTAAAGACGAAAAACTGGGAAACTAACAGGCTGTATTTATCAATATAATTATAACATGGCGTTGTTATGTGAATTGTTTTATCAATATTCAATAATTGTTAAAAGCATAACAATGCGTTTAGTTTTTGATGCCAAAATACAGCCGTCTGAAATACAAAAAATGCCATTATCTGTTTTGCTTGATTACAATGAAATGTACAGTGAATATATAAGACAGACAACACCAAAGGATTAACCCATGGCAGAGCGTCAAATAGACAGTAAGATTGTTTTTAGTGCTATTGACCGTGTCAGTGGAACGGTAAAAAATATTGCGAACGGAATAACCCCATTACAAAGACGCATAGAAAGTGTTTCAAAGTCTATGCAAGACTGGGGCGGTTTAACCATGATAAAAAGCGGTGCTGGACTTATTGGAATGTTTACGGGGATAGTTCAGCCTGCTATTAGATTCGAAGAGGCTATGTCTGATGTTTTTAAGGTTATGGACTTAAAGGCATTTAATACAAATACAGCTGATTTTTCAAAGCACGTTCGAGATATTTCAAAAGAGTTAGGTTTAAGTGCCATTGATATGGCTAGCATCTACCAAAATATGCCAGTTCAATCTGTAAAAGGCGATATACAGGCTTTAGATACACTAGCAACTATGACACGTCAGTCTATGGTTACAGCTGAAATGTCAGCGTCTGATGCAGGAGATGCTATTAAGACTTTTTTTAATACATTAGGACGTGATGTTGGCAGAACACAAAAAGCAATAGACCAAGTAAACGAACTTGGCAACTCCTTTGCTATTTCAAACAATAAGATACTGGAATTTTCAAGAATGGGTGGTCTTGCACAAGGGGAATCCCTTGGCATATCCACAGGTCAAACATTAGCAATGGGTGCGTCTATGCTTGCTATTGGTGCGACTCCTGAGCGTGCCTATACATCATTCCAACATTTAACAAATGCCTTAAGTAAAAATGATACTGCTACTAAAAGTCAAATTGCGTCTTTTAAAAAACTTGGTACAACATCGGAGCAAATGACAAAAAAGTTTTTAATAGACCCTAAAAAAACAATATTTGAAATTTTTGAAAGAATCCAAAAATTACCCGAAGCACAAAGAGGCGGTGTTTTTGCTAAGATTTTTGGGCTTGAGGGTTTGGGGAACATTAAAGGGTTGTCAAAAAACATACCGTTATTAATGGAGGCGTTCAATAAAACTGATAGCGTAAATGTTTTGGGTTCAAATCAGCGTGAATATGAAAAGAAAATGAATACAACGTTAAGGCGTTATCAGGCGATGATGTCAAAAATTAATGATTTACAAATTCAAATAGGAACAATGCTTTTACCAAGCGTCATTAAGGTTATGGAGGCAATAAGCAGTTTTGCAGAAAAATTTGACAATCTTGATGATAGCACGAAAAACGCAATAGGCACTGTAGCAATTGCCACAACTGGAATGCTTGCTTTTGGCGTTGCAATAGGTGGTGTAAGTTATGCGATGGGTGGATTACTTGGTGGATTAAGTGCAATGTCAAAATTCAGCGGTTTGCTAGGCGGTGGTATTATGTCTATGTTTGGTGGCAAAAAAACATCTAAGGCTGGTAAATTAAACTCAGTAATTGGAGCTAAAAAAACAATAAACAGACGAAGTAAGGTTATTGAAAAGGGGTTTTTTACTGATATGTTTATGTTGCCAAAGGGAAAACAGATAGGCTTAAATCCATTGAAACGTGACTTTGGTATTATAGGAAACACTATCGCAAGATTAACAACGGGATTTTATGCCTTAGGTGGCAGTCTTATTGCTTTGTCTGCCCCTTTATTGCCAATTATTGCAGGGTTTACAGCTTTAATTGGTATTGGTTATGCGGTATATAAACGGTGGGACGAGGTAAAGGCTTCACTTGTGCAAGTAGGTGAGGCTTTTTCAATACTTGCCGATTCTTTTGGTATTGATGGTAGTGCGATTGGAGATACGTGTATGATGGTTGGGGATTTTATATCTAAATATATTGGTGATGCCGTATTACTGGTAATTGATGGTATAAAGGCTTTAGTTCTTAATATTGCAGGTATAAAAAATGCATTCAGTTACTTGCTTGGTAGTAAAGAATTTTCAAGTATTGGGAATGCTTTTAATGCCCCTATGGATAAATACAATGCAATGCAAGCACAAAAACAAGCCAAGGCAGATGCTGAAAGATATTCGTCAGTAGCATATAAGTCGGCGAACCAAAATTCTTATCAAGATAAAAATCAAAAATTTGATTTTAATTCAACAATAAGGTTGCAAAACCCTGATGGTACGACGCAATCCGTCGTGCATAATAAAGCAAAATTAGACTCAGGCAGTAACAGTCCAACACAAAGCAAATCAATTTTACGTCAAGGGTTTGGTCTTTAAATGACAAATATTGCAAAATTTCGTGGTGCAGAGTTTTATTTAGATGGTGACTTTTCGCAAGAATCGGGCAGGCGTTTATCCATGTCTGATATTCCTTTTCAGGATTACGTTCATATAGAAGATATGGGCGGAAAGAATGAAAGTTTTACAATTAATGGAATTATTATAGGCATTGATGCACAAGATACAGAAAATAAATTATTAAAATTGCACACAGCTTTTAATAAAAAAGGCTCGGGTATTCTTGAGTTGCCACATAAAAATCAAAGATTTACTGTTTTTAGTGAATTAGTATCTTTTACCCGTGGTGTAAATATTAATATGTACAGCTTTACGGCGACATTTATTATTGATAAGCAAGAAAATATACCAATAACAATAACAGAGCAACAATTAAGGGCTTTGTCACTATTTGCAAAAACAAAAGATACAATGCAATCACACCTTGATAAAGTTATGGGGTGGGTTGATGATGTCTATAGTGCTGTGGATACTATTGAGGGGCGTGTTAAATATGCAGTAAATGCTTTATACGTTATTGATGATTTTAAATTTACCACACGGGCAGTAAGGGAACGCATAAGAAGCATTTTTTCGGCTGTAATATTTGAATTAGATTCAGATAAGCAAGAGACTGAAACAAAAATTAATAATCTTGATGATGAACATTATCAGGGGTATGTTGATGTTATTTATGATGTAGCAAGTTTAGAAAAAAGCACATTAAACACAACAAAAAGCGTTTCAGATTCTTTTGTTGATGCCTGTGAACAAGAAGCTGATACTATTATTTATGGGAATGATTTTAGCTTTACAAAGCAACAAAGCGGTGTAAATTTAACTGAATTTTCACACACAGTGCGTCAAATGTATATTGCGTCATTATGCTTGACTGTAATGCAAGAAAACTTAAAGACACGCAAAGAAGCGATTTATTATCGCAGTAAAATATCAGATTTACTTGATAGTGAATTGGATTACATGACATTTGAAGTGCATGATGCCTTAACTGAATTGGTTAATACAAGCACAACATATTTGACAAACGCTTTAGCAACCTTATTGCCAGTCATTACAATTAGTGGACACAATGGCGAGTTTCCTGCCCTTTGGTGGTCGTATAGAATTTATGGCAATATTGATTATTATGATGACTTAATTAATCGGAACGATATTATTGACCCTGATTTTATGCCATTAGAATTTAAGGCGGTTGTCAGTGGGTAAAATAAAATTATTAGTCGATGGCACGGAATTTGAAAACTGGACACAGGTAACCTGTACAGCGTCGATAGAGGAACTAGCGAGAACATTCAGCTTTACCACAAAGAGAGGCATTAGTAATGGTGCGTTTCGTGGTAAAGTATTTGATATAAAACCACAGTCGGAGTGCAAAGTTTACATTGATAATATATTGTTTCTTACTGGATACATTGACAGGGTGGCAAGTCGTACCAGTGCGATAGAAAAAAGTATCAACTTTGAAGGTCGTTCAAAAACAAGCGACATTATAGATTGCACAGTTGATGCGATTGGTGCTAATTTTAAAAATAGAAATATTAAAGAAATTGCAGGAATTATTGCATCAAAATTTAATGTAAATGTTGTTTGTGACTTGGATTTACCTAAGTTTAAATACACAGCATACAATCAAGGCGAGAAGTGTATAGATTATTTAAAGCGTCTTGCGGATTTAAACGGTGTGACGCTCACGACAAATGAAAAAGGTGATATTGTAATCACAAAGGCTGGGAATGAAAAATATAACACATCATTTAAAGAAAATATGTCTTTTATCACTGAATGGGGTTTTGATGAAAATTACGCAGGCAGATATTCAGAATATACAATAAAAGGGCAGACAGACGGAAAAAACATAACATCATCATTTAAAGATGATACAGTAAAAAGATATAGACCGCTTGTGATTATATCGGAAACAGACGAAGTAAATATTAAAGAGCGTGCGACTAATCATGCAATGCGTTCAATCGGTGATGGAATAAGCGGAACATTGACAATAAAGAATTTTACTGATGCAGAGGGTAAAATATATTTACCAAATAAACAGATATATTGCAATTTTCCGAATGATGGCATTGACCAAATGATGCTTATAAAAAGTGCTTCATATTCTTGTGATGCACAATCGACATCATGCGTCCTTGAACTTGCAGACCCGAGGGCATTTTATGAAAACCGCAATCCTATAAATAAATCAAAATCAGAAATAAAGGGTTTGCCTGATGCTAAAAAATAATACATCATGCCTTGTTACGCATAAATCATCAAAAATCACAAAGGGTAAAAATAAAGTTACAGTCGATGGACGCAGTGACGAGGAATTAAGCGAAAGATTATTTATTGAACAATTCGGTTTTACTTCTAATCCCCCCGTAGGGTCGCAGGGCTTGGCAATAATGCCAAACTGTGTAACTGAAAATGCAGTAATTATTGGACTTGATGCCCCACAATACAAACCAAACCTAGAGGTTGGGGAGTCTGCGTTATATGACAAGAACGGGAATAAGTTTCATTTAAAAAATGGGATTGTTGAAATAACCGTAAAAGGTGTTTTAAATTTAAATGTAACTGGCAACGTGAATTTATCATCATCAAACTTGAATATTGACGCAAATAATGTTACGATAGACGGTAACTTAAATGTAAATGGCAATAGCTCATTTAATGGGAATGTTGGTTCGTCAAACGGGGCTTTTGATATTGGCGGTAGTGGCGGGCAGCCTATCGCACGGATTGGTGACAATGTGCAAGTGGGTGATACAATCGGAGTAATTATAAGCGGTTCAAATATTTCAAGGTCAAATTAATAATGGTGCAATTAAACATAAGGCAGTCGGAGCATTTACAGGCAGAAAAATTATTCTTGCCTGACTTTATGTATGATAATGCCAAAAATTATGCTGATTTTGTTGTTAAGAATAAAGATTTACAATCTGAGAATTGTTTATGGACGGCAGTAACTATATTATTATTTACCGATGCACGGGCGGACGAATCCACGCCATTAAGCAAAGAAGACCCCAAAGGCTGGGTTGGCGATGCTGTTGATGGTGATGTTTCACTGGGTTCACAGCTTTGGACATTGGAACGGTCATATATAAAAGCTAATACAATCAATCAAATTCAAAAATATGCAAGCGAAGCATTGAATGTTCTTGTTGCACAAGAGGCAATAAATAGCTATATTGTAAATGTAACACAAGTTAATACAAATAAAGTGAATATGGACATAACATTAATTGCTAATTATTCCTTAGAGCGTTACAATCAAAAATTTGAGCTTGTATGGGGGCAGATTTATGACTTATAATATCCCCACATTAAAAGAATTGACTGAAAAAACTAGAGGTTACATTAATACATATTTACCTAATACGGATTCATTTTTAACCCCAAACATTTTAGGCGTTTTTGGTAAAGTATGGTCAATGATGATTTACCCTGTTTATGGGTATGGCAATTATATATTAAATCAAATGTTTGCGGTAACAGCGGATACTCAATATCTTGAATTACACGCAAGCGAACGTGGATTGTCACGCCGTAGTGCGACAAAAGCAAGCGGATATGTGCGTGTAATTGGTGCTTCGGGGCAGACCATAGCGTTAAATGCCCTGTTAAATCGCAGTGACGGCGTGCAATTTATTGCAAAAACAGCCTTATTAACCACGGGGAATAATTTATTGCTTGTTGATTCACTCAGTGCAGGTGCGAATAAAAATACAAATTCAGGCACAAAACTTGAATTAAATACAGTTAATCCGAATATAACAAGCATAACAGTCACCGATGGGTTGTCAGGTGGCAGTGATATTGAAACAGATGAGTCTTTGCGTTTAAGGGTGTCTTATGCGAAACAAAACCTTGCATACACTGGAACACTTGGATATTACAACATTAAGGTACAGCAAGAATTTTCTGATGTAACAAGAATTTTTAGAGAAAATGGGATTGGAACTTTTAATTTATATTTTTTAATGGACGATAAATATGATGATGGCATTCCTAGTGGTTCGGATATTTTAGCAATCCAAGCATATTTACATACAATAAAACTAGAGGGAACAAATCCAGTGGCAAAAGCCCCACAGCTCCAAGTTATTAATGTTGTCGTGAATATAAGCGGAATTATAACCAATAAAACACAAGCACAGATAGAAGTTGAAATTAAAGATGCGATTGAAAGTGAGGGGCAGTTTTCAAGCATTGATGACCCTAAGGTTTTTTACAAAGAAAGCATAGATAGTGCTGTGGGGCGTGTATTGGTTGGGAATAATTTTAATGTTATATCCCCAAATACTAATATAAGTATTGCCTCAGGTAGAATACCTGCTTATGGAACTGTAACTATAAATACGGTGACATAATATGGTTTGCAGTTTTGATTTAAATAAATTAATGCAATCAACATATATGTTGTTCCCAAACGGTAAAATATGGCACGGCGTGCGTGATGTTAATACAAATATTCATAAATTAATTAAGGCTTTTTGTGCGTCAAAAAATGATGCTAAAGCATGGTTATGTGGATTATTGCCTGAAATGTTTTGTAGTACCCAATCATTAACAAATGATAGATGGCTTGCAGAATACGGATTGCCTAATGCGTGCGATGCACGGGCAGAAACATTGTGTTTACTTGCGAATGGCGTTAATCCTGATTTAAAATTAAAGGATATATGCGAAGACGCATTATTGCGTCTTGGATTGCAGGCGGATTTTATAGATGAAAGTGTTAATGGTGTTTTATTGACATATTCAATAATTATAGATGAAAATAGTCCTGTTTTGCAGGATTGCCGATATTATGCAGGCTCTTATCATGCAGGCAAAAGAATATGTGGTGAGCCTGTGCCTGCGAGTTGGTATGCTTCGGACGAGTCTAATTTATTAAATGCAAAAACAACTTATGCACAAGACGAAACAACGATGATAGATGAACAATGCGGATTCTTTGCAGGTAATATTGGTAGTAGCGTTGCAGATCAGCTTTTTGCAAGCAAGGCAATAACACAATTAATCCCGAATTTATCTTGTGTATTTGAACAAATTATACCGTTGGGATTTAAAATAAATTTTTATGACGGCAATAAATCTAACCCTATTTTTGGAGTATAAAAAATGACAGGCTCACCAAAGCAGGGCGGTGTAACAACACAACCAAATAGTACAGACCCGTCACCTGCGACGCAAAGATTTTTTTCAGATAATTGCACAACAAGAGTCACGTATGATTTTTTGAATGAAATTATATCAATCTTTTTAAATGCACAAAATTATTTAGGTTTAACAAATTTATCTAATGACCCTAATGCTTTAAAAAAAATGTTTGTGAAAACTATAGGCGGTGAAAAAGATTTTAGGACAGGCAATATAGATTTAAAAAACCCTACCACTGACACATCTTCGGTGTTATCTTTTTTAAATGTCTCGGGCGGTTCAAGGGGGTATTTGCTTTACAATGAAACTGATGATTATTTTAGAATTGCAAAACGTGATAGTTCGGGTACGACATCGTATATAGATATGTATGATGACAGGGTACATTTCAGCGATGCTATAAAAATTCAAGGTCTTGACCCATTTTTAAAACGCCAAGATATTGAGGTTGATGCAAATTTAAATGATATAAAAATTGATGGCTACTATAATCAAAATCTTAACAAAGACACTAGTGTTAGTGATAACTATCCTGTAAATAAAGCAGGAACATTAACAGTTAAGAGTGATGGTGATGATATTATATATCAAACCTATCAAACTTACGATTCTACTGGTATTTATTACAGGTCTTACTATCTTGGCACTTGGTATAACTGGCGTAAAATATGGGACGGCGGGAATGATGGTGCAGGTAGTGGACTTGACGCTGCTTTGCTTGATGGAGCTAATGCTGCTTATTTTACAAATTCAAGCAATCAAAATGCAGGCATTTTACCTAACGCACGGCTTGCTAACACTATACCAAGCAACACCACAGGCAATGCGGCAACGGCTTCAGACGCTGCTTTGCTTGGTGGAGCTAATGCTGCTTATTTTACAAATTCAAGCAATCAAAATGCAGGCATTTTACCTAACGCACGGCTTGCTGACACTATACCAAGCAACACCACAGGCAATGCGGCAACGGCTTCAAAACTTGTAACACCAAATGGTACAATTACAGACTTTAAAGAGGGGGCTTTTACCCCGAATATAAATTGTTTTTCGTCTGCGGTTGTGGCGGAGGGGCGTTATCAAAAAATCCAAAACGTGATTAATTTGTCTATTTATTTTGAATTGAATGATGCGAATCGCACAGGCACAGGAGCAACGTTAATTCGTATTGGCAATGTGCCATATTTAAGTAGTGTAATTACGCAAAAGGCATCGATTTTGAACTTATCCATTGAAAGCGGTTTTTATGCTTTTGAAAATAATATTGGCGCATTGCACGCTCTTGTTGATGCGTCAAATGATGTTTTAAACTTTATTTATTATAATGAATTTGATAGAACGCCGATGACAATATCACAACTTGCAAACTGGACAGGCATTAAACGTATTCGTATATCAGGTCAATTATTTTTATTTTAGAGGTTATAAATGGCTACAACTATTACGCCAAGAACAGACCAAGTCGCAACCCGTCCAAGTGACCCCGTGGCAGTACCTGCTACGCAAGGGTTCTTTGATGTGGCTTGCAATACACCATTAAGCTATACGTTTTTAAATGACTTGATAAGTACATTTATTAATGGACTTAATGAATTGGGGCTTTTGGGCAGTGCGACACCTACAAACGCATTACAGCTTATTGCAAACAATTTAAAAACATTAATACTTGCAAACGCAAGCAATGTTACATTATTGCAAACTGATGTAACCAACTTAGAAAGTGATGTAACGCCACTTAAAAAAATCGTTGACTTACAAGGTATAAATTATGAAAATGATGATTTATATACGCTTGTGGATATGGATTTTAAAAAGTTTTTTATTATTTCAGCTTTTGGCGGTATATCCACGCCATACACGCAGGAATTACAAGCGATTGACACCAATATTGCATGGGCTTTAACCGATGCAGTGGGTACGATATTAATGTATGTGGATATGGAGGGCGGATTGCATTTTACGCCATCATCTGCAACAGAAAAAACATTATTTTTGACAATTCCTGATTATTTTTCTATCATGGGTAAAGGGCAGTCTAATGCTTTTGCTGTTGGTGGCGACCCTATCGGTGCGACTCTGACAAAATCATTTACGCATGATAATGGATTAAAAGTTATAACAATAACTGGAGGTACAGTATCACAATCACCTGACACAACGGCTATAGAGGCATTTGAGGGGACAGATACAGGCGACACAGCACTTGAAAATATTTTAACTGGTGTTTGTTATTATCTTGAAAAATGCGGTGTTTTTAATTCCAATCAAAATATTTTTGCACAAAATAGCGGACTAGGCGGTGCTTCTATATTCAATATATCAAAAGGCACAATTCCATATAATGCAGAAATATCAAAATTAAATCAAGTTAAAGTGATTGCAGGCGTTGCGAACAAAGGATTAACACCGAATGTGATATGTTTTTCACACGGCGAAACCGATACTATGGAATCAATGAATCCGACTTCATATCGTCTATCAGTCGAAAAATTAAGAGATGATACTTCTTTTGATTTTTTAGGCTCTAATTATACATTACCTTTTATATCGCATCAAATGGCAGGATATGCTAATTATACGCAAGCAAATAGGCACTTGATACCAATGATGCAATATGAAATGAATGATTTAACGCCTTTTTATTCTTGTGCCTGCCCTGCGTATCTCATGCGTGGCACTGATGATGTTGTTGGAACTGTGGGTATTGATGATGGTGCGGTGCATATTGATGAATGGGGGCGTTTTCATGTGGGTTTATTTATGGGGCGTGCCATTGAACAAATGATTCGCACAAAAGAATTTTTCAAACCATTACAACCTACGTTATGTAAAAAATATGGTGCAAGAACTGTCATTGTTGATTTTTATGTGCCGTTCGGGGAGATTGAATTAAGCACTGAAACTGTGCCAAATACAGCCGATGGATTTTATGGATTTGAGCTTTGGGTTGATGGTGTGCGTAAAACATTATCCAGTGTAACAAAGTTTTCAGAGAATCAAATAAAAATCGTTTCTGCTTCTGACTTAACAGGCACAGTAATTGAAGCTGCATACGCGTACAGCATTGATAGTACTGATTATCCGACATTGACAACATCGACAGATGGCAAAAGTTACACAAATTATATTTGTGGACGTGGTAGAATATCCGATGGTAAAAAAGGAACTAGAGGGTGTTTGCGTGATGGTGCAACATTTATTCCTGAAATAAAAATTTTAGATAATGGCACACCGTATGACGGGCATAACTATTGCGTAATGTTTAAAAAACAAGTAGAGGTATAAAATGGGTTACATAGAATCATTATCAAGCGTTACACTGCCAACTGCCCCACTGGGTTATGCCACAATGCCAAGTGTGTTTTCAGGGCTTGCAGGGTTAAAGGGGGCATATAATATGCTTAACAACCTTGATTCCTCGGGAAACAATAAACCATTGCAGATTAGTCGTACGATTTCAGATGCAACCTTTGATATTGCCAACAGATACTTAAATGTAATTACCGAACAAGGTGGGGCAGGGTCACAAATTAAAACATCAGGATTGGCATCAAACAGTTTTTGTATGATAACCACAGTAAGATGTTCAAATCTTGTAAGTGCCACAAATACAACAAGTGCAAGAAAATCTATTATGGGTGATTACACCGAAGACGCATCGGGAACAACTACGGGGTTTAGGGTTGGTTTATCCACAGACAAATTGACATTTTTTTGTAAGACACTTGCGGGTGTAGCATCAAGCGTTATAGATGTTGCATTGCCTGTATCACCTTTAAATAAGTGGATAACTGTAATTCTTGATATTTCAAGGGGTGGAACAATTAAATTAAAAACAAATACTGGAATTTCTTTAACATCTACAGATAGTAACTTTACCACTTATGTTTTAGGAACGAGAGATTTACAGTTTGGCAATCAAGACGAAGTGGCAAGCGTTGCAACGCTTGGAATGATTGGCAATGTTTTACATGGTGCAATTTTTGAGGGTTCACAGTCAGACGCATTTCATACTGAATTATTTGCACGGGCAGAAAAAGACTTGCTAAAATTTGGGAGGGCTTTTAGCTATGCTTAAATTATTACGTTCATTTTCTTTGCTTGGCGGTGTAAAATCCGTCACGGGAAACACATTAAAAGCACTATTAACCGAATTAACATCTAATCTTGCTATGGAATGGGTGCATAAAAGTGACAGCGTTAGAATTGATGCTGGAACTGGACAAGCATTAACTGCGGACGTGGCATCAAAAATATTGATAACCGGCTTAGGTAGTGCATCGGATATTACACAAATTAAAGGCTTGCCAAGCACGATATGGGACGGTACAAATTCAAAATTAATGCCTGAAAAAGCAAAAGATGTTTATTGTTTAAAGATAGTTTTCACGCTTGACCCTACGGCGACAGCATCAAATAACAATATAACACTTGATTTAAAAGTAAGCGGAACAATTATTGAAAGTACATCAATGATTATTCCTAAGTCCACAGCACATATTTATACATGGGTTATCCCTATCACAGCTTCGACTGCATCACTTGCAAATGGCATAGAAATACACGCAAAGGCGGACATGGCTTGCACACTTTGGGGTGCATCAATTTTTATTCAAAGATTGTCAAAGGGGTTATAAATGTCACTATACAAAGCACAAAGATACAGTGAAAAAGGCACACTGGCAGACGGTGGTATTTACACGCCAAAGGTTAATTGTGATATAAAAATTGCGTGCATTACTGGAACTCTTACGGTGCAAGAAATAATTAACACTGAATACCGAAACAATCCTGTAACAATCGCCACTGGCACATATATGATTCTTAAAGATGTATTACAGGGGCAGGCGGTAAAAGTAACTGGCGGAACGGCGGAGTACCACGCTTATGCTTAGTGCAAACTTAGGTAGTAATTTATCATCAGGATTAATAAGTTCTATTTTTTCTAGCCGTGATTCGTTGTCAGTTATTGATAACTTTACAGATACAAATAACACAAGCATCACATCACATACAGGTGATAAAAACGCTGTATGGCAGGCACAAACCACGACTATAACGCAAGCCGTGATTGTAAATAATCGCCTATCTGGCAGGGCATCATCTAATGTGTATCGCACATCTTATGTTATGCCAACGCCTAATTATTCTGTCTATGCGAAGTTTGATTTTATTGCAGACTTTGCTTTAGTGGGTTGTGGTATTGTTGGACGTGCCACGGCGGACGGGCAGAATACATTTTATGCGTTGCGATACGATAAAACATCTGGGAATTGGTTATTATTTAAAAGTATCAATGGTGCGACGACAAATCTCGGAACTTATGTAGAAACTTTTAATTCTGGTTCTCGTGAAATTTTATTATACATGAATGGTTCAAATATTCAGGGAATCATTGACGGTGTTGCTAGAATTAATGTGACAGATACGGGTATTACAGGTGCAGGTTCGGCTGGCGTGCGTACCACAGTTATGACAACTGATACAGCGGGGATACATATTGATAAATTTGAGGCAAAGCTAATATGATTGACTTACTTTACAAAATTCTTGACACAATGCCTATTTTTATATCAATATGCAGTGTGGTGTGTTTTGCCACGCCGACTCCGTCACCTGATACAGCACTGGGCAAGGCATATAAAGTGATTGAAATAATTGCCTTTAATTTTGGGCGTGCAAAGGATAAATAATGATTGATGGCGAATGTATATTATTAATCATATTCGCTGTTGTATGGTTAATTTTTCTAGCTTGTGCGTTAAAAAATTTTGCGAAAAAGGATTGATTGTAAGGTGTTTATAAAATCATTTATAAATTATGGAGTTTTCAATGAATCTGTAGTTTGGGTAAAAAAATCAAAACGTGCCTTGAAAATTAATGCTAATGATAATAAAGTTATAAATGTTTTTTTATGTGGTTCGTGTGGTGGCAGGGATTGGCAAATAGGCAGTAATTTTATGTGTTTTTGCAGTTATTGCAATAAGCAGGTTACGCTGACTGAAATTTATGAAGGAGCTTAATTTATGCAAGTTTATTACATCGGCGTTCATTCTTTACGTAATAATAAAGATAAAGACAAGTATATTGAATTGCATAATGGTTTACGTGATAATGTGCAATTCTTAACCGAACCGCAAAAAAAGCGTATTGACTGGATTGCGTTTAAATTATTAAGACTGGGGATTTTATGACACAACAAGCGATATACGATATAGCATTAAAAGAATATAAAACCGCTGAAATCGTTGGCGGTGTCGATAATCCACGCATCGTAGAATATCATAGTGCAACGACACTTAAGGCAAACAACGACGAAACAGCATGGTGTTCATCATTCGTTAATTGGTGCTGCCAAAAAGCAGGGATTAAAGGCACAGGCTCGGCTTTGGCTCGTTCATGGTTAAACTGGGGGCAGGCGGTAAAAACACCATTTACGGGCTGTATCGTGGTTTTAAAGCGTGGCAGTTCTCCCGTGCAAGGACACGTTGGTTTTTACGCAGGCAAAGAACGTGATAACCATATCTTAGTTTATGGCGGTAATCAAAAAAACAAAGTTTGTTATTTATGGTTAAAAAAAACAAACGTGATTAGTTACAGAGTGGCGGCATGAATGATACCGATAAAATACAAGAACTTGAAAAGCGGATTGACGCAATGAATACTGAATTAGAAAAAAGCAATATCCTTGCGAATAAAAACTTGCCTATTTTGGTAAAAACTGTTTTTTTGTTTTTGTTTTTTCTTATCATGGCAATCCTAAAGCCTGAATTGGTGATAAAAATTGTTGAAATATTTATAAAATCATTTGGAGCTGTGGTTACACAATGAAAGAACTTATTTTAGGAATGCTAAGCATTGGCATGGTGTCATGTTACGTCGCGTCGTCGGCATATTGTGGATTAAATTTATGGTTTAATCATGCGATTATTGATTCTGATAAAAGAAGTGCACTTATATTTTTTCTTGCGGCATCGGTGGTGATGGTCGTGTGTGGTACTAATTGGATAATTAATAGTGATTATATGAAAATACCAACGTGGCAAGCCTTAGGCTGGGGTATAATGCACGTTTGTTTGCCTTTATCATCTTTTTACACAAATAATTCAATATGCAAGCGTTCGAGTTTGATTAAATGTGACGCAATACGGGATAAAATATTAAATGAATTTAAATCTCCCAACCATTCGCATAGGCACGTGTCGCAAGGGCGTTTCCTGCTAGTTCAGGCAAAATAAACGCTTGCAATGTCCTTAAATATAAGTTACAATTATCTTACAAATTGTCTTGATTTGTAATTCTTATTTATTTTTTTTCATTCTGTCTGTCATAAGTTAGTTCCTTTTCTTGTAACAAAAATTAAGCCCGTACGGTAAAATGTACGGGCTTTTTTGTTATTTAATCATCACATACCCATAAAATCGTTATCGTCATCATCTTTTTTCTGCTTTGGTTTGCTTTCGTTTAAAGCGATTAAAAGCATTACACACAGTGCGGCAAGGCATATCCCAAGCCACGACTGAAAACCAATCGTCACGATTGCGTAAATCGCAACTCCGATTAAAATCAATATAATTATTGGCATGGTATCACCTCGAAAATATGATTTAAAAAGAAATCTGCACCAGAATCCTCTCTTGGTTGGTAACAATATTCAAAATCTTTATTTCCTACGTAGCGTCGCATAATATGTCTCCCATGAATTTCATAATCAACACGCTGGTCTGAATTTGAGTTGAGCCTCAACACTTTACCATCACACAAAGCCTGTAAAGCCTCAATGCCTGTGACTGTTTGCACTGGTTCGGGCAGAATAAACTCTTCTATATCTAGCTTTAAAGCCATAAATAAAGCCGTGTCGCCACTATGAATAATAGGGTTAAAATCATCTTCAAATGCCTCCAGTGCATCATCATAAAGATAGCAATATTGAATGACTCTATTTTCCATAGCGGTTGATGCTAGGTTTTTATGACCGCCCTGCTCTTGGACATAGGCACCCCATTTTTCTTTGTCAAATTCCATGATTTGTTCCTTTCGTTGGTGTTTTTGTAATTGCCTTAATCACTACATCAAGTGTGGAATATACTTGTTCAACAACTTTTTTATCAAATTTATTACTAGGAAGTAATGCTGCTTCTTGTTGCTTACTTTTGATATGGTTATAAACCTCCATTATTTTATCAATACTTACGCTTTCCTGTGTTTCGGGGGCAGTTGTTGCAATCTCTGATATAATCTCTTCTAAATCACACATTGCCTGTCCATAGCCAATAGCAACAGGCGGATTGTGTATAGCCCTTGGTTTTCTATCCGCCAAAGCTCTCAACAACGCATCAACCTTGATTATTCTATCTGTCATAATTTATCCTTACCATTTTATGTTGTTTAATTTAAGCACATCAAAGATATGTTTGACGTGCGTTTGCAAAATGTAAACCTCTTTCTCTAAGCGGGTTATTTTTTCTTCGGGCGTTTTAGGCGGTTTTTGCTCGGACTTTGTCACTCCACACCCACCACTTTAAAATGATTGATGTGTTCTAATATGTTCACTTTTAACGGATACAGCCCATGTGAAATTGAAAATTTTTTATCATAAAAATCATCATTTATCATAGTAACTATATCACCCTGAATATGTAAAAGAATCTTATTTATTTTAAACGCATCGTCTAAAGTGATTTCAATTCTAAAAACGCCGTTATTCGTGATTTTTACATTTTCATGTAATTTTTCAGGCACCAATATTTCCCTAAAAATAAATTCCACAATTTTTAAATATTGTGAAAATTCTTTTTTTTCTCGTTCGATAGACTTTATTGCCTTTGATGTAGCAGTTTCAAAGCCCTGTGAAATACAATCTAATTGCATTTTATACGTCATAAAACCTCCTTTAATTTATTTTCAATCCATTTCACTTTTGACAGCGGAACGCCCTGTATTTGTTTGGTATTCGTATTTGTCCGCAACCAAGATTTAATGGTATTGATGGGCGTATTATCTAGAAATTCAGACAGATAATCCCAATCAATCTTTTGGGCTGGCGGTAAAAATTTGCCGATTTGACGGCGTTTAATTACCTGTAATTCACCCTGCATTCGTATCATTAATGCAAGGCGTATTTGTTTCTGTGCATCTGTGTATAGATTTTTCATTCTAGCCTCTAATCCAGTTTAAAAATGGCGTTCTTGCAGATAATAATATTAATGTCGGAAATTTTTTGTTCAATGTTCATATTTATCCCTTTTTTATTTTTTCTGATTCGCCTTATGCGAACCACTGTTTATTTTATAACATACATAATTAACCTTGTATATAAAATTAATTGTGTATGTTGCATTTCCTAACGAATCACCATATAATAATAAAAGATGTGACGGCGTGGTGTCGTCACACATTTTTAGTGCAATATTATGATTTTAGTATGTTTTAATATTTGACTAAAACATGAGTTCGTCAGGCTCAAAAATAGTCCCACGGTTAATTCTGTGGGGCGTTTTTTATGCGCAAGTAATCCGCTTCGGATAGTTTACGTTCCTCTATGATTCGTTTTTTCTCGTAACGCTCCATGACTTCACAGGCATTGCGTGCGTCGTATATTGCTTGATTTAATCTGTCCATTTTGTCGTATCCTTCGATAAGTTGTTGTTTAATTTTGACCATTCCGAATCATCTACGATAATCCATAAATCGTCCTTCGGTGTATTCTGATTGCGTGCATTGCCTCGCAACCATCTATTCATTTTATTATGCCACATGGTAGTTAAGATTGTGTTAATCACGGGCATTTTTATCACCTTTCATTAATTCAGCAAATTTTTGTTTGGTTTCTGCTGAAACATTATTAGGATTTTCATTGGGATTTTCTATCGCCTCTATGAATGCGTTTTTTGCCTTAATTCGTTCATTAAAATAATCATCATCAAAAAGAGCATAAAGTATATCAAAATCTTTTTCAATTTCTTGACCTTCTTCATTAGAACTATTTTTTTCTTTTACAAAAAGTCTTTTTAAAAATTTAATCATGTTATTCTCCTTTGTTGTTGTTTGGTAAACCACGTTTCAAAGCCTCTTTATCAGTCTTATCCAACGAACGATATTCAGCGTTCACGATTGCGAATATCTCGGTTAGTCGCTTAAATAATTCCGTCATATATCCACCTGTATTTTATTTTTACTCGTATCATACGCAAAAGATTTAACGTATCGCATATCTTTTGCATCTTGTAATTGCCATAATATGCTATAGATATGACTCAAAAAATCATCAACTGTAGCACCGTTTAATGATATATATGTTTTACCATCTATTTTTTGGCATTCCTTCTCTGTGTATAAATCTAACATTAATTTTAATTTTTCTTTTGTTATTGTCATATATGCCCCTTAATGATGATGTACAGGGCAACAATCGCAAGCCCTATGATTGCGTTTAGGATATTACTCATATAACCCCCTGTACTAATTTAAACGCCATATCCTGAATAAATGGATATGATGCAACGTACCCACAGATTGCGGATAAAACTGATAATGTGATTGTGTCTTTGATAAAATTCATATCTTGCGTTCCTTTGCATAAAATTTATGAAGTGATTCGATATTCTCGCTAATCACTGGTGATAATTCCTGTGAATAATTTAAACGAAACGGGATTGTACCGTTACGCCTTGCATATCCTTTGTGCCAATCACATTTTGATGATTCGGTATTACACCAATATATCCCCGTTTCTTTGCCTCCTGTAATTTGATGGTAAATGTTTTGCACATTTTGGGTATTAATTGATTCGTTATGCACATTGTATAAAACGGACAAAGCATAACCAATGTAACGTCTGAATATGGCATCATCTTTTACATTCGGTAGGGACATTAAAGATTTATTGCTGGCAAACGATAAGAAGTATGCACCGCTTGCCTCCCTGCGATGTACAAGGGCTTTCATACTTGGTTCTAACTTGTTATGCAAAAATCCACGAAGTGAATATGCCAAGAATACCGCTTCGGAGTCATTACATATCCCACATTCCCTATACATTGCCACCGCCAACCAATAAGCGTCCTCGTATGATTGCAACGGGTTTTTTGTGTATATGTTCATATCCATAACCATTTTAGCAAAAATCTTTTGCCCTCCAGTTAAAAATTCCAATACAGAATTTAATTTATTCTCTGCATCAATTTTCCCCTGCGTGTCTTGGATATACACGTTTTCTTTTACAGTGACCTCCTTAATGATGGGTGTTTGACTGATTCGCCCGTATTGATACGCAGCAAAGGCAGATGCAAGAACGGCTGCGGCAATGACCCCTTTTTTAACTAGCTTCATAATAATCCCTCCGCAATTCGTCTGTTTTGATTATTTTGTAAATGTGTTCGCGTCCGACGGCTTGGCGATACTGGATTTGTTCATGTTCACGTCTTGCACAGGCGGTAACGGACAAAATAACCATAATGATTAAAATATATTTCATGCTATACCTCCGATTGTCTGTGTTACGCAAAACGCAACGCCCATTAAAAACGCTCCGCACATTAAGTGCTGGCATATTGACCATGTTATTTTATGTAGTTTTTTCATTTTCAAACTCCATGGGGTTAATTCCCCTATGAAATGATAATAACAAAAAGATGTTACCAAAAAGTTAATGATGGATTGCATTTTAATAAAATTGTGTTATAATGATTTTACTCAAACCGTATGATGAGTAATGTGCTAATGGATATGTCGCTCCTTGAGGGTTTCATCTTTGCGATTATTGTGTTAGGCTAACACATAGCATGACATAGGGGTTCGATTCCCCTCGGTTTGATAAAAAATATAAAAAAAAGCCACCACATTAACTTGTAGTAGCTTTTTATCTGGTATGTATTGCAATAAACACTAGTGTTTATTAATCTTCTTATTGATATTTTTTACAAACTTGTCAGTAAATTTAAATTCCAAATCTATAGATTTAGATTCAGCATAGCAATAATCAAAATCTTTTTTAATCGGATATAATTTTCCACACAGATTAAATCTTTGCGTCTCAAAATGCCAACCAAAAAAAGCAAGAAATAAAGCAGAAGTAATACATATTCCTAAAAAAAACTTTCCCATAATAATTCACCCTTTAATATTAATTGTTAATTCTAAAGGTGTAGAATCCAACACCTTTAAACTCTGAAATGCTGGCTGGTTGTTTTAAAATTATCCATCACCGCCTGTAGTTTTTCTTTACTGATTCGCAAATCAATTAAATATGTAAAAACATTCTCAAAGTTTTTAATCTTTACAAAATTGTTTTTCTCAATAATTTTCATGCTTGCAACGTTGCAGTGCTGTACCATAGCGGATATTCTATTGTGTCCATTTTTGTGACAATCTTTCAAGAATGATGCAACTTCACGGCTCGCTATACCCTGATTCTGATATGGTGGCATAACAGCATATTGCAAAAATGGTACGCTTAAATTTGGATATTTAATAAGGCACACATTACCTATATCCTCCCCATTCTTGCGGATTGTTCTTTCGTATATTATCATGATTCCCCACAGAAATAACCGTTTGAAGTAGGTCGGTTAATACCTGCCTCTCGTTCTTTACGCAAAAACTCTTTTTCTGCTTCTGTTATTTTGCGTCCGCAATCGTTTTTACAATTCGGTGAAGCACAGAATGTACGGTCTAGATTCATTTTAGCTCCTTAATTTCGTAATGTAATAAGAATTTCTTAGGTAGATATGCAAAAAGACAAAAACTTGCATCTAAAAGCCAGTCTGTAGATACATAATCACCATCTGCACATCTTATTGCACCGTCTTTATCCATTGAAAATAAATCACCACCGCTTCCATTGATATAAAAAGCAATAAATTTACTGTCTAATTTTATTTCGTCTGTGTGAAAACAATAAAACTTCATTTATACCACCACCCATTTTGCTCAATTTTCAATAATTTATACTTATTCATACTGTGTAATCCTTTGTTGTCAAACATAAACCGCCCTCTGTCGCTCGTGGTGACAATCAAGACGGCGTGGTTTATTCCCTCAACATCACCATCAACCACCGCCAAAGAAAAATACTGATTCGATATATTCGCATCAATTAATATCTTTCTAAGTTTTAAAGCATAATCCTCGCAATCACCCATTCCGCTTGGCGTTTCAGTCCAGTTTTCAGTATCATCAGCTTTAAAATCCAAAGCCCACCAAACCGACTCGGTATAAGTCATTAACTGGTTATGCGTTAAAGGGTTGCAGTTTTCACTGGACGGTGTTATATTCTTATTAATAACACCGTTCAAGTAACCCAGCGGGGGCATTATACGTTCCGCACTGTAAGCCTGCGTGGCAATGAATAAAATCGCAATCATCTTGCCTATGGCTTGCATAGTTTACCCCCTAAGCGTATAAAATGCGATTATTCCAAGCGATAATATTGACACAATAACCGCATAGTGCTTTGCCACTTTTAATTCCCACGTAAGGTCATCAATATATTCATTGAGTCTTGCGTTTTCGCCTTGCATAGGCACTAATTCATTATTCACGGTTTCCTCTAGCCTCAATCCGTGCTTGCGTTGGATTTCATGTGCTTCATTTAGAAACTGGAATGAATGTAATAAATCAGGAATCCTTGGCAATGACTCCAATTGTTCAGCATCTGCTAATTCATATTGTTTATTGCTGTTAATAAATGGGATCTTATCGGTTGTCATATTCGTCTGTTTCCTTTTCTTGTATGGGGCAGTTAATAAACTGGATTCCAGGGTCGGATAAATCAAGGTTCATTCTATCCATTGTATCGTTACTGGTCTTTTGGCTTATACAGGCAAAAATTATGCCTTTATAAACCTTGGGATAAAACCATTCGTCACTTGCAAAAGCTGTGCAGCATAACAAAAAGAAAATGATTAACAGCTTCATAACTCCTCCGTCATTGAATATCTTGAGGCACTTGTTGTGTCCGCCAATGATATTTGTTTTCTTGTTCCAAAAAATATGTAGCCCGTTCATTTGAAAAATTAAAAAATACATCTTCGTAGTTTTAAAAACGTAATAATTCACGCTTATAGCTTAAAGTCATAAATCACCCCTCGTTGGAATTGGTGGCAGTGGTTGCCATGCAATAATCCTATCACCGTGATTTTCATTTTCTTCTAAGTTTGATTTTATAACATATAAAGTATCAATATCTTGGTAATAGTATTTTTTGCCACTGGTTGCTTTACTGCCCAGTTTTTCTCTAGGGCTTTCTATTAGAACATGATATACTTCATCTTCTTCTAACGGCGTTAAATCATAACACCACCCGTCACCCTCTTGCACCACAGCAGCAGATAAAGAGCGATATGTCATATCAATATTCTCGACGTCGATTAAATCAACTGTGGTATATGTTGTTGTTTTGCTTGCAATAAATTTATGCTTGCCATCTGCAAAACCTGCATATGTCACTAAGGTGTCGCCGATAATGTTGATGATACATCTATCGCCTACTATATAGGCAATAGTTGCATTTTTTGCCATGGGGGTATGCGTGGATAGTTCATTGATTTTATCAATAATTGATTCTAAAACAACTATAGAACCGCTATGCTTACCCCTTAATTTAAAATTTGTATTGCAGTTATCCATAGCTTTTGTTGATATTTCTAATTGTTTTATTGCCCAAGCTCTTAATACATCAGCGTCAATTATTGTTGCTGCCATTTTATTTCCTTTTCAAAGATCCATTCTGTATGGTGCAATTCATCGGACGCACCACGAAGTCCCTTTATTGACTTAACCACACCGCCTTTATTTACGCACGCATCATGCAGGATTTTAACCGCATCATTTATGCTGTGTTTGGGCGGTGTGGCTTTAATTTCAGTAACTAAGGATTCTTCTTGATTGTCCTTAGTGTAAGTTATTTTTAGGCGGTGATTAATCATCTTGGAACGATAAGCATAAAACAGAAAACCAAAAAGCACGCAATACCAAAAAGTAAAATGCAATTTCCGAACTTAGGTTCTTCGGGCTTCTCAACCTTTGTCTGCGTCTGCGGTTCAGGTTTGTAATACTTCATAATTCAATCCTTTTTTTAAAAAATATTTACAAATCAATGCGTTGCACTATAAATGACCCAATCATCTGCCAAGACATCGGTTTGTGACGCAAGCCAAGGGACTAATTTATTATCTGCTGTACGCATGAAAATAGCGTCTTGAAATGTGGGTTCGTTTTCATACTCACCAAAGCCATATCCATTTAATTTAGCAATGTCGTTACTGCCTTGTATGATAAATAAAAACATACGCTTACCATTCCAACCAGTTCGTGCAACTTCCTTTTTATCTTTTAAATGGCGTATTGCAACACCGAAATCAAAATGTTCTGGTTCATTTTTATCTTGCGTGGTGGGTGTTGGTTGTTGTGTATTCATAATTCAATCCTTTTTTTTAATTTGTGGAATTATGCAAAATGCCTTAATGTTATCTGCTTCGTATTCCTGAAAATCATCAATATCTTCAAAACTTGCGTCTGAATATACGACTCCGCCGTCATTCATTGTATAAAATGAATTTAAAACACTTGTTTGATAAAATTTATCATCTACTTTAAATCCCAGTAAGTTTTCACCTGTATCTGTACCATTGACATTTACTTCTTGAAATAATACAACTTGTTCCCACTCTGGACACTCGTCTAAGTTAAAATTCCATTTCATTATAAATCTCCGTATCTTTCTGAGTAATAATTTTCTTTGTCGAATGCAGGCTCTGAATCCTGTGATTCATCATCAACAACATCATCAATCATATCAACAACATCAGGACCACATAGGTTATCTACATGATTAACCTGTTTAAGTCCCACCTGAATCATATTCTCAAGCGTTCGTTTACACTGTGGCGTCTTTGCTATTGCCCCACCATAAGACAACATTGCTTTAATGAAAATAAGGTTTGCACTTTCGTTTTGGCGTTCGAGTCCCGTTTTGTAATCCGTGCATTCAATATCCTCAAATGCGTTTTGTATCATGGTTTGTAATTCTAAAAATTCCGTCATAGTCATTCCTTTTTTTATCACCCCTAAACAATACCACGCAACCAAATCAATGTCAATACTTTTTATGTAATTTATGGATAATTTTTATTGACTTTTTTAACAATGTCTTGTAATGCTGTGATACTTAAATGAAAGGAAAATAACAATGAAAATATATGCAAAAGAGATTTTAATGCTTACTGGGATTGACAGAAAAAGTATTGCAAAAAATTGTTCTGTTACCAGTGAGGCTGTGACAAAATGGATTTTTACCAATAGAATCCCTAACCATCAATGGCAAAAGATAATTGATATATCCCACGGACGAATCACTTGGGAAATGTTAGAGAATCTAAAACAAGAAAAGGATACAAAATGATTCACCAATATCGTCACAATGGCATAAACCCATTTTACACCTATGAAACGCTGGGTAGAACATCAATTCAAATGAACGAATCAGATTATCAAGTTATAACTGATTTCATTAATGGTGTTAAGCCATTGGTTGTTTATCATGATAAATTTACTGAATATTGTGTTTTAAATATTAAGCATTATAAGGTAGAGTATAAAAAAGATAGGATTTCTTTGTCGTCTGATGCTTACACACATAAAATTGATATAATTTTTCAAAATAATTATATTGATATATGTGATGGTACATGGCGGCGGGCATATCTTATAAAATCGCAGGTGATTAAAAATATTAATCGTATGATTGAAAAAACAAAAGAACACCTAAAAGAATTAAACGATTTTAAAAAAGGATTAGATAAATGATTAGTGTTTCAGGATTAATTCAAGAGTTAAAAAGATGCAATCCCGATGCAAGGGTTATTATTTATGCAGAAGACGCTGGGTATAATGAAATTGCATCTGTCATGGGATTAAAAGTTACGCAAAGCAATTATCGGTCAAGATATAAAGGCACCCTTGATGTGCCTAAAAAAGACACTGATATTGCATTTGATGCTGTATTGTTAAAGATATAAAAAAGGAGCTTTACGCCCCTTAATTTTTATTCAAAAGGTATTAATTTTTTTAAATTAAACTGATAAATTTGATTACTGCTATAAGGTTTATCATGCGTGTTTTGCGTTAAAACCTTAATATAACAATATTTTTTCTTGAGTATTTCTTTAATTTTTGCTTTTATTTTATCACCAGTATAAATACAAGTTACATAAACAATATCGCCGATTTTGAAACTATTTTTAGATACTGTGTCATTTTCAAAATTTGTTGTTTTTATCAAAACTTCTGCTTTATACAAACTTTGTGCTTTAACCACATAAAAATCCCTGCTCTGGTCTTGCTGTGCTAATCGTTCAGCTTCGGTTTCAGCGGATTCCCTTGTGCTATGCCTATACTTTGGCGTCGTGCCTTGCGGACACCACACCAACCAAAAAGCATCTTGCGTGTCGGTGGGTTCTGTTAAATTTTGCTCAGCTTTCATTTTGTTAATCCTTTTATTAATTTCTTGTTTTTCTGTACGCTGTCTGCTTACGTTTGAATTGACTTTCTCAATTTAACGCTTTCTTTTGCAATTTCTTTAAACATTGCGTCGGCGGTTGCTCTGTTTGGGTCATTTACAAATGATTCGTCATCATCTGACAAATTATGTTTTGCAATAATTTTATCCACAGCTTCGCAAGCCATATCAAACATAACTTTGATTCGTTCTTGGTGTTTTTTAATTTCCTGTATGTTTATAATTTCCCCTAAAATGGCACATCATCATCAATTTCTTGTGCATAATCCTGTTTCTTACTCACGAGGGCGTTATAATTCGTCCCTGTGTCATTGTGTGTATCTGCTGATGCGTTGCGTCCGTCCAGCATGATTAACTGCCCGTTATATGATTGCAAAACAATTTCAGTGCTGTAGCGGTCATTGCCGTCTTTATCCTGCCATTTACGGGTTTGTAACTGCCCTTCAATGTAAATTTTCGACCCTTTTTTAACGTATCGCTCAACGACGCCAGCCAAGCCTTCGTTAAACACTACGATGTTGTGCCATTCGGTTTTTTCTTTTTTCTCGCCTGTCTGCTTATCTTTACATGATTCAGACGTGGCAATAGAAAATTTTGCAATCGGTTTTCCCGATTGCGTTTTGCGTATCTCGGGGTCTTTGCCAAGATTGCCGATTAACATTACTTTATTTAAACTAGCCATTTTTAAGCCTCCTGCGTTTCATATTGCATAACTGCTTTTTGCTTTTTGCAAAAATCCGCAATTTCATTAATTTTAGGGTGATTTTGGTGTTGATAAAAACGGTAAAGATTTTTTAAATCCTCGTCTGTTTCACACCCTGCAATTTTTACCTGCACAACATCAATATCATCAAAATCAATTATTTTGCCTTTTGATAATTCTGCGTTAAAAATTTCACCCGTCCGCAATGTGATAATGTCACCATTTTTTATAGCTCCGTGTAAAGGTTTCGGCATCTTTTCAATAAATGCCTTATGCGTGTTTGGTTCAAATTTAATGACTGTTGTTAGGTCGAATTTAAAGTTTTTTTCCGTGACAATTTCTTCTACATATCCCTTGCTAGTGTCTGTAGCATCAATCATTTTATCCTTAATGCGAAACGTCAATATTGTCATTGCTTGCGGATTAGCTAATTGATGGACAAGTTTATTATGTCTACGTTTTGGCAAGTTCCACGCCATAACCTTATTTTTGCCAGTAAATTTTTCGACTTCTTCTAGGATTCCTCCTATTCCCTCCCATTCGTGTGACATTGAGTCGATAATCACCGCCCCATCTTTGCCAACGTGCATACAAGCCTGTATATATGCTTGTATATATCGTTCACTTGTATATGGGGCTTGCAATGACAATACGTCAAAATGCCCTATTTCACCATCTCCTGCATAACATAGTGATCGTTCATTTTCTGTGTCAATCACAATAATTTTTCCTTGCTTGCCAACATATCCACGGGCAAAAAGTAAGGCGGAGTAAGTTTTACCACTGCTTGATTTTCCCACAAACGCAATATTAGGAATAATTTTAAATTCCGCATGTTTAATTTCAAAATCCATATTAGCCTCTCAAGTACATAGGTAAGTCATTATCTGTAATCTCTACAAAATCTATTTTATGAACAAATTGTTTTTTATCCATAATGTATTTTTTGTATAATTCCTTGGCGTTTTCAATCTTTGCGATTGCGTTTGCTTTGAAAAATTCGCAATCATCATAATCAGGATTAACTGCCCGTCCACGTACATTTAAACCTTTATCCGTTTGCACAAAAAGATAAAAGAACGCAGGATTATCACATTCAAATTTTGCTATTTCTGCATCACGGCAAGCCTTGTATGCTTTTAAATAAACAACCGCTTGCACATCATAATCATAAGAAAAAATAGAACTATTGACAACCTTGTCAATAACTCCATTTTTGGCGTTACTGTATGTTTTTAAATCAAAAACGCCGTTTGGCAATAACGCATCGAAACGTGCCTTAAGTGGAGTTCCGTCTTCATGCCAAAAAACAGACACTTCTTTAGGGGCGTTTAAAAGATTTGTATTGTCAATAATTTCAGCATACGCCTTGATTTTTTCAATCACCGCATCAGGTAAAACCGTCCGCCCATCGTAAAACACTTCTTTTGCTTTGTCTGCAAGAATAGCATTTAAACCACTTGATTTAATCCCATCAATATAATCTTGTTTGCACTTAAAGCCTTTTCGTGACAATGCGTTATCGTCGCAATAAACTTTCATGTCATCAACTGTATTTAAACAGTTTTCAGGTTCAACAAATTTACCACAATACAAAGCATCGAATTTATCCATGCCCTCCAATATCGCCACATGATATGCACGTCCGATATTTAACGCCTTGGTGTCTTCTCTTGGCGTTAAATAATCAGTGATTGATATATTTATCTCTTTTATCGCACTATACGACAAAGCCTCCACTGCCCGATAATCAGCATCAGGCATATTATAAATTACTTTTGTTTCCGTCATTTTGTTTCCTTTAATATGTAATTTTGACGTTTAAAATTTCGCCTTTTGCAATGGCGGTAATAATCGCCTTTGCCTGTGCCTCTGTGATACCATGTACCAATAAATCACTGATAACTTGATTATTAATTGTTTTGCGGTGATTTAAATCTGCCTCCCTTGCCAAGCGTTTAGTCTCTATGCGTTCAGCTTCTTGTTTTTCTTTTAAAGCCTTTGCATCAGCTTCACGTTTTACACGCTCCGCCCTTGCTTTAAATTCCTGAAAATCAATCGATTTAAATAATTCTTCAGCAATCACCGCCTGATGTTCAGCACCAATAATCAACGATTTCCGCAACGTCATTAAATTCATGTTCAATAATATCATTCATACTGATTCCTTTTCTTTGTTTTAACAACTGATATATAGCATAAAAATAAATTCTGTGCAAGTATTTTTTTATTGCAAAAAATATAAAAATAGAATACATTTGATTTGTTAAATTAATTCAGAGGGTAAAAAATGAAAAAAATATTATCAATAAGCACAATCAAAGGGTTGCTTGAAAAGGGGCGGAATTTAAAGCATATCGCCCGTGAGTCGAACGTATCATTTGATGTCATTTATAAATTAACCCGTGGCGTGGAGCGTGCATATAGCTACGAAACCATAGAGAGATTGTCTGATTTTTTAATAAAAGAATTTGAAGACAATAAAAAAATCATACGGGGTAAATAATTATGGACATTCAATCGCTTTTAGACAAAACTAATCTTGATGATGCAAATATTAGCAATGATGACAAATTAAATTTTGAATTATGCAATGAATTTTTAGGCTTTGCATTATTCGAGGCGTGCCAAGGCAAGCAAAACCCATTCCCATTTATAACACCTGAACATTTTGATGATTCGTTTTTAGCAGAATTTTATAGCCTATTATTGGAATCTTTCGATGGCGATTTTAGATTTTCGGTTTTGAATTTAAAGAATAAATTTGATGATGATAAATATGATTACGTCATGAATTTAATGCGTCACCAGCCTAATGGCTTTTTAACGGCTCAATCATACGCTTTTGATTTAGATGACCAGCACAGAAAAAGAAAAATAAAAGAGGCACTATCTAATGCCTTAAATGGTATGGATAAATTATGCTTTAACGATGTTTTAAAGTTTATGGATAGCTTGAAGTCAAAGGTTGATAATTTACTTTTATCACCGATAATAAATCAAAATCAATTATCACATACCGATGCGATGGATTTATTTTTAGATGATTATCTAAGTGATAAAAATACAAACATTCCAAGCCTTATAACTTCACTTGATGATTTAATTGGTGGCTTTAGACCAGCTGAAATGATTGTCATTGGTGGTCGTCCGTCAATGGGTAAAACGGCTGTATTACTTGCGTTTATTGATAGCATAGCATCACAAGGGCATAACGTTATTAATTTTTCTCTTGAGATGTCCAATCAACAAACCATATCAAGATTCATAGCACTTGAAACAAAAGAGATAAATTATACAGATTTGACCCGCCACCAAGTGGACGGCGAATCAGTGCGTGAACTTGTTGAGCGTGCTAAAAATCATAATAATATAACGCATGATTTTTCACAGCCTGATATAAATCAAATATGTGCAATATCCGAACGCAAAGCAAAAGAGCTTTTACGGATTGGCAAAAGACTTGATTGTATTGCGATTGATTATTTACAGATAATCCCACGGGAACGGGTGGCGTTTAAAAGTGAAAATGATTCGATTGCTGAAATCACACAAAAACTTAAAAACCTTGCAAAGCGTTTAAACGCAACCGTTATTTTATTATCACAGCTTAATCGTGACTTAGAAAAGAATGAAAGCATTGAGGCAAAGCGTCCTAATATGGCACATTTAAGACAGTCGGGAGCGATTGAGCAAGATGCTGACATTATTATATTCCCATTTCGTCCATCGCAATATGAACGTGATGAGCCTGATTCGGAACGTGAGTATTATTCTGACTACATGGAATTGATTGTTGCCAAAAACAGGCAGGGAGAGATTGGAATTGCAAAATGTGCCTGCAATATGGGTAAAAACACAATCAAAGACTATACACGGGATTCAGGCGTTACACCTTACGGCGAAAATATCAAAAATAAAAAGAAACAAAAAAACAAAAAAAATGACAATCCAAATATTTAATGAAAGCCACTTAATCGGGGTTTTTTTATTTGAAATTACATAAATATTGTATATACTATATATAATTAACCTTGGAGGCATAATTGGAAACACAAATCTTAATAAAAGCATCTTTTGAATTTAAAGAGATGGTGAGTAATGCAGCACATGATGAGCGGTTAAATATGTCGGAGTTTATGCGTCGTGTTTTAATAGATTATATCCAATCTAAAAATGAGGCTAAAAATGCAAAATAGTTTTATTTTTAAGCGTTTCTATTTTGATGTTTTTAACACAATATCAAATGATGATGATGCTTTAATTTTTATGCGTACAATATCTGAGTATGTTTTAAATGATAAAGAGCCTGATTTTTCTAAGGTATCCCAAAGGTATTTAAATTTTATAAATGATTCTTGGCAAATGATAAAACCTGAAATTGATATAGATATTAAGAATTACGCCTTAAAAATGGAGTTGAAATGAGTTTTATAGAAGACATACTTGATTCGTCAGTTTCGGCAAAGGCTAAAATAATTGCGATTGCAATATGCAGATACAGGAATCGAAAGACTGGATTATGTTGTCCATCATTGCAATTATTGTCTGAAAACCTTGATTTATCGCAAAATGCGATTCAAGGCGGATTAAAAGAACTTTGTGACGCAAAAATTTTAAAAATTGAAAGGATTAGAAAATTTACATCAAACATAAATAGTTATATTTTTATGACTGAAAACAAAGCGTTACCAAAGATTGACGCATCAGATTTTGACGCGTCAAAATCTGATGCGTCAAATATTGACGCGTCAAGTGACACATCATTTGACGCGTCAAGTGACACGTCAATCCATACGTCAGAATCTGACTACAAACCTATAAAACCTAGAGAACCGAGAAAACCTATTGAACACCCCCTACCCCCTTCGGGTGACGGGGATATTGTTTGTGATGATTTTTTGAATTTTCAAAGTTTGATAAAATCACTTGGAGATTTAAACACACCCACAGACATAACAATACAACGAGAGGTTTATAGCAGAATCACAGAGTCTGATAATGCAAGCATAGGGCAGGTTGCAGAAATTACTCACCGACGCTGTTTTCTTTTTCTCAAAAACCTAAAACTGGTTAATGTGGCGAAGCCTGATATTGTTTCATACATCACTTTTAAAAATTGGTTATATGATGGGGCAGACCCTGACGACATTATCGGCGTTATTGCAGAATATGGCGAAAAGAACGAGGGAACGGATAAGCGAATCCATTCGTGGAATTATTTTAATAATCAGATTGATGATTTGATTGAAAAAAATGGAATGTTGCAAAAATACAAAGATGACGGCAAAATAAACTGGCGTAACTCAAAAAAGGAATCAGCATGACAAACGAAACACCACACGCCCCATTTAAAACGCTAATCGAAGCCTTATTTTCTAAGGAATGTCCAAAGAAAGATTCCGCCGTGAATATAACGCACGCATTGAGGCGGCGGCGGAAGCATTGGACGGGGTGCATCATGAATAAACCCATCGCATCATATACCTGCACCGTTCCCCCGTCCGTCAATGGGGCATATCGAAGCGTGCATCGAGGGCGAATCATTAAATCCAAAATTGCCCGTCAATGGCTATCCGAAGCAATCCAAACGCTTTTACGCCAAAAATCACAGGTCACAATCACTCAAGATGTTTTTTTGCACATCATCATTTACCCAAAAACCAAAGCACGCCAAGACATCGACAACCGAAACAAAGGCATCATGGACGCATTGCAAGAATCGGGCATAATCGCAGATGATTCGCAGATTAAAAAATTACTCGTTGAATTTGGCGGTGGGGATTGTAAAAATTTAATCAAAATAGATATTTACGATTTACCCCCGAATCAGATAAAATAAAAAAACAGAAAAGGAAAACATCGTGGCAAACCCAAAAAAACATAAATTTACTCCCGAACAAGAAAAACAAATCACCGAATTGTATTTAAGCGGGACGCACAAAAATCCTGAAATAGGCAGAATCATGGGGTTCACCCGTGCCATCCTGAATTATGCAATCGCTTTTTTTGCATTATCCACAAAATTTAAAGAAAAATTTGGAACTTGTAAAACACAATACATGATATCTCAAATAAACAAGTCCACAGACAACCCAGAATGCCCCCGCACTGGCAAAGAGGCAATTCGGCACTGGTACATAGAGAAAGGACTTACAGCTGCTGTAATAGGGGTTAAATTAGGTTTAAAGCTATCCACTGTTAAGCATAAAATTAGGTTATATGGGTTGAACAATCAAAAAGTGCGAACCTACACACCCAAAGAACGAATCAAGGATTTAACATCAATTATCACGGACATAGAAAAACCTCGGCAATTCGCACGTGATTTTAGGGTGGTCAATAAAGTTAAAGCCCAGCCGATAAAATCAAAAATTGAGTTTTTTCAGGTGATGGCTGCAGACAGAAAAAAAGTGCGTCACCTGCTGGAATCTGATTTATCAGCCCTAGATATAACGCAATTAACCGCCACAACCTGCAGGGGCATCAACACAAACGACGATAAAGACACATTTTGTCTTACACAGATTGACCCGTCACAGACATATTGCCAACATCACAGGGCAATTTATTACGCAAGACAGGTAAATAACGCTTGACATATCTGTAATGCGTGTTATATTTCGGGTGTGGTTGGCGGTATTGCGTGATTCTAGACAAAGATACTGCATTAAGAGCAAGGGTAGGGATTAATTACCCCGATTCCTTGCTTTCTAATTTATGGGGGTACTCCCTAGAGGGAAGCGTGGTTAAGTTACATAATGGCACGCTGACGGAGTAACAAGGTTGTAAATGCTACCTAAAATTTACTGCCCCCACCAATTTAATAAAGGAATCGCATGACAGATTATTCAACCTCTATTTTAAAAATACCAAAAGATTTAAACTCACAGCTTAAAATCGAAGCCGTGCAGAAAAATATTACAAAAAATGAATTAATCAATCAAATCATTCAAAAACATTTTAAAGGTGATGTAAAATGACATCAATATTATTGGGTGATAAAATCCAAAAAACCCTTAAAAAACTTCAGGAAGATGGACAACTTATTAATTTAATTACATGCAATGAATTGGTAAAATGTCATCAAGATTTTATAGAAATTATAAAAAAAGAACAAGAAGTAGAAAAAAAGAAAAGAAAAATACATGACAATAATCAAAATTATTTAAAAAGATTTTAAGCAGGATTTATGAAAAAAATAATCGCCCGCCTTTATTTTTTCATTTATTTCAAAGTTTTTTCATAATATTTTAGCAAAATATTATGGTTCCTTTCTGCCATGCCTCGCTTTCCACTAGCCACACGGCATAATATACCGCTGTCAATCCCAGTATCACAAGCTATGCGATACCGAGTCACACCTAAAGCCTCAAGGGCGGTGATTGTTTCTTGTGGGGTCATTTTAAAATCCTTTATTTATTTTTAATATTTTTATTTGGTTTAATACAATTTGTAATTCATTTTCATTGTCAAGGCTGTATGCCTCCGCATATGTGCCAAGATATACATCAGACACGCCACATCTTGACCCAGCCCTGTGGTCTGATATGCGAATATTTACAGACTCTCCCTCTTTGTCGCAAGGGATAGATAGGTATGTTGATAAACTTATTCTCGATGAATTCTCACAAATATCACCAAAATTTTCACGCAATATTTCCGTCCAACGCAAAATAACATCGTAAAAATTCTCCTCCTCCTCCTCCTCCTCCTCCTCCTCCTCCTCCTCACATGCCACCACTGGATCTGATTCTTCTTCGCCCGCCGCCCCAGCAAACGCTTTTATCTTTTTACACACCTCTTTATAGCGTGCAAAAATAAAATCCTGATTTTCAGATTCCGATTTTTTAACCCAAAATTCGATGCCATTAAAACAAAATTGGATTTGTTTTTTTTGTGTTTTTCCTGTTTTTACTGCGTTTCTCACGGCCCGTTCCCTTACTTTGTCCGCTTGATTGCGTCCTTGTAATATCATTGTAGCTAGCATGACAGTTAATGTCAAGCACTAAAACACATAAATATCAATTATTTTTAACTTTTTTTATAACCCATTGATTTTATTACAGATTTGACATTTTTTTTATTTTACCATAAAATGCCTTGATTGATTTAAAAAATAATCTTAAAAATCATTAATCATTTTTTTAAAATAGGTAAAATATGACGGCACAGATTTTAACTAGCCTACACGGTAACGCCTTAGGATTAGACGGCAAGGGCAATCTATGCCTAAAAGACCAAGTAGTAGCTCGTGTTATTAATAATATCACACCTGCCACAATTAAATTAGCGGATTTGCCCGTCGGTGCATATGAGATATCTTCACACATCAATGTCACACTTACACGCTCCGCCACTGGCATCAATGCTGATTATGACGGAGACATCTCTATTGGCACGGACGCCGCCAATAATTAATGCTTAAATGATTGCTTTGGTTTAATTAATTTCTTTACAATTTTTGGTGTTTCACTTACCATTTCATGTATATTCGATATTAGACTTTGGCGATATTTTACAAAGTCAATATTGGACATTTTTATTAACCAAAGATTTAAAACAGCAGTATCCAAGACCTCGTTTCGGACAGAATTTTCTTTTACCCATTTATAAAATTCAATGCCATTTCTATATTCAAGATACATTTTCTCAGATGTTAATTGTTCATAAAAATTCAAATCAAATTTATTGGGAAAATGCCACAAACCATGCCCTACGGATACATTATTCAATATCCCATGTAACAATGTTTTACCTTGATGCGTTCCAACGGAAAATGGTCTATTCCCACGACGCAATAATTGATGCGTTTCCCTTTGCTTAGTGTTCACAAAATCAGAAGCTTTGGTAGTATCAGACATTCCTTTTGTGGCAAAAAATAAAGCCCCACATGATTTTTCTTTGCGATAACAAAAATCATAAACAATATCCTTTAAATACCCTGAATCCACCGCAGCAATTGAAATTTTTAAATCTTGTTTTAATTCCTTTGAATAATATTTACTTGCAAGTAAATTATCTAGTTTTCGCCAAACATCAGGTTCTTGTGGCAATCCATAAATAACTTGATAATCTAAAACCCAACCATCGCAACCATCACCCCAGCCCATAATCATGCATTCCAAGCGGTCTTTTTGTACATCGCAACTTGCAGTTAAATATATAACTTCATCAGGCAAATCATCAATATCGTAATCCTCCGCCCGTGCCATAAGAAAATCAGGCGAAGTTTCCTCGACTGCTTCCTTCCATGTTTCAGCAAGCACAGTATTCACAAAAACTTTTAAATCTTTTTTATTATCTTTTGCATTAATAAACTGAGAAACCACCTCATGCAGATAACAAAATTTACTTGCAAAGCGTGGCAGGTGAAATCCAATATTATTAACTATATGCGGATTTTCAGCTATCCATTCGCCTTTATCTATGGCATCATGTCTGTCATCATCGTCCCACAAAACACCACACTCAGAACACATATACCGTGCTGTGCGTGAATCATTATTTGACCACTTCACATTTTCCCATTTTAAATATTCCTTGTGACCGCAATGTGGGCATGGCACATAATACCTATGCTTTGATGATTGGTTGTATTCTTTTTCAATCGGAGAATTATTTTCAATGGTTGGCGTTGATGCAAGAAGTGATTTGCGATTCCAAAAATTCGCCGTTCTTTTTTGTGCTAATTTTAATGGATTACCCTCGCCGTCCGCATCTCGTGAAAAACGGTCTATTTCGTCGGCAATAATTATGCGAATAGGCTTTGACGCTAAAGCACTTGCTTTATGTGATCCTACAAAGTTTATATAACCACCTGTAAAGTTTTTTAATAAAATATTATTATCACTTGTTTTTTTTCTTGTTTCAATAACAGAATTTATAACAGGTGTTTCTTGAATGTTTGGTGATAGCCGTGTCTTTGAAAAGTCCTGTGCATCACCCTCAGTAGGTAAAACCCACAAAATAGGCGACGGCTCGCAAACAACATAATAAAAACAAGCATTAAGCAAGACCTCGGTCTTAACCACTTGTGAAGCCATCATCATGGTTACTTGTTCAACCTTAGTGTCTTTGATGCAATCCATAATCATACGGCTATATGGTGCTGTATCTGTACACCATTGTCCGCCCTGTGCAGATGTGGAGCTTGCTATAATTCTATATTTATCCGCCCACTGTGATATAGTATAATCAGGAGGCGGTCTTAATGCGTTTCTTATGTTTATTTCAAAATCAGATAAATCAAACATTTTCAGCCACGCTATTTAATGCAGAATGTATAGCCTTTCTAATTATTTCAATTCTAACAGCCTTAGATGCCTCCTTGTGAACACGGCTTTCAATTTTTACAGGTATGGAGAATAATTTTGTTTGTAATTCAGAAAAAACTTTTGCGTAAATTTTCTCCATATCTGCCTTTGGTGCAAGATATTTAATGCGTTCATAATAATCCAGTTCCTTAACCAACCCATCGACTGTAACTTTTTTTGTTAAAGCCTCGACGTAAGTTAGTTTTTCCTGCTCAAACTTTGGAACATGGTATTCTTGAACTGTTTTTTTTGAAGTCGTTTTTTTCTTAACAGGCTGGACATCATCAATATCATCATCAATATCATCATATTCAATTTTATCATCAAACACATTTTCTTGAATATTATCAGTGATTAAAACACATTTTGCCTCAGTAACATTATCAGTGACCGACTCCACATTGGTAACGACTTCGGCAACTTCGGCAACCTCAATATCCTTAATCGTGCTTTGAATTTTGTCTATTTTTTTTATTTCAACATTTACCTCAGACATAGATTTTTTTTCTGCTATTTTTTCAAAGGCTTCATTTATCAATCCATTATCCTTTAAAAGATAATCATATTGACCATTAAAATAATTGCAAGCCCGATGACATAAATCTAAAGGCTTTGTACAAATCATCATCTTTATTGTTTCAGCAACATCAATATCACCACTGATGCCATCTATATACTTAAAAACCCCAAGGTCGTCCCACTTTGGAACATTGCCTTTAGATAGCTTTAAAACGTCTGTAATAAAAAATGTTTTTTTCATAAACCTATTTTACAAAAAAAAGTTCACAGCGTCAAGCAAAGTTCACTGGGGCGGTGTACTTATTTATAAATGGTGAACCAGCCGTAACCCAGCCAAAATGGGGGAGCATAAAGGCGTTTAAAATCAACAAATTAACCTGTCCACTTTGATTGAAAAATTGAAACTAGCGAAAAATCGGGGGCAATGATACC